GATTTACTGGTTGAAATTCGTAGGGGTGTAGGTTCCTACTAGTACAACCAGTTTTTATCCTGGGTGTTATTGCTGTGAAAGATAAGAGAGTTAATTTAGTAACGAAAAAAAAACTTTTCTCATTTCAAAGCTACTAAGGGTTAATTACGTATAATCATCAAAGTTAGATTGATACGTTTGCGACATAAACATCATAATAACGACGGAATTCGCGGGGTAACTCAATATTTGCGTCTCCATATTTAGTTGTAAGATAACGTAAAACTTGAATAATCTCGGGAATTTTATATCCGGAATCGTAATCAATTGATTTCACGCGCGCAATTGAGATTTGGGGATCAGTGACGGGATACTCTGGATAAAGCATGAGTCTCAAACATTTAAGTGCGTCACGTTCGCTAGAACCACGCACACATGACCGTCCTAGAAAAGTTACTCTTGATCGGTCCTTGTTAAGTTGGGACTTGTTTCTATTGATAATCCAGCCGTAGTTATAACCATCATCAATCATAGGGTTGATTTGATCATCTTCGAACTCTTCGAGTTCTGCAAAACAATCATCACCGTGAGTTTTTAAAGTTCTGTATTTAATCTCATGTTTTGAGAAAAGAAATCGAATCCTGATCCAATTTATTATTGAATCAATCATGTGAGTGAAGTAACTGCCTGAGGGAATGCCTCCTTTGCGAAGGAAGAGCCGTCCGTCGGGAGAGAGAACTTTCCTCTCCATGAAAATGGTTCGTACATTTTTAAAAAAACTAATTTAGTCTCGACGTCTGGGAACAGAAGTATAGATTCAAGTAGATCGAAAGCAAGATCAATCTCGTAAGGTTGAACTGATGCGTCGAAGCCACTCCAATCGATTGTTAGGAATAACTGGTCGCGAGGTGGAATGCGATTAATTAGATTAGGTACTCCTAATAATGGATCTGCTCCAATAAAATAGAAAGTATCATTCTCCATGAACATATCAAGTAAGGGCATGGCGAACAAGCCTTCTAGTAAAACGTAGTGGAAACACTCTCCGAAAACATTCCGAATCTTAGTATCCGGTAGTTCAGCGAGTTGAGTCCTAGTAAAGGCGATATCTGGCGTTGTGGAGCCAGGTAAGTCTCGAAGGAACTTATCAAAAGTATTGTCATTTCTGTGCTGTAAACATTCGAAAACGATTTTACTCGCAATTCTTTTAGCACGTTTATGATTAGGTCCATCGGGTGGGCCTTTATGAGAGGGGTAGGGTCCGGGGTTAAGGGTATAACCATATCCAGCAGAAGTAGACTGATGGAATCGGACTCTATCAAAGTCAGTTTTCGCTGACATAGATCTAACTCGTGGAAGGAGATCGAAATAAGCGAAACTGTCTTCTTTAATTTGTGACCACTTTGGTTCAGTCGGTTCCGGAAGTAAGGGTTTGTTAAACTTCATAATTGATTCAACGTGCCCTTGCAAAGTAG